TGGAGACTACTTTGCGATAGGTGTAGGCGGTGCGGTTACTGGGAAGGGTGCGGATTTGCTCATTATTGACGACCCGCACTCGGAACAGGAGGCTGCGTTGGCCGAAACCAGCCCTGAAATCTACGATAAGACGTACGAGTGGTACACATCTGGGCCTCGGCAGCGTTTACAGCCGGGCGGAGCCATCGTTGTGGTGATGACACGGTGGTCATTGCGTGATTTGACGGCCCGAGTATTGAAAGCAAACGCCCAAAGAGGCGGTGATGAGTGGGAAGTGATCGAATTTCCGGCATTAATGCCGAGCGGCAAGCCTCTGTGGCCCCAGTTCTGGAGTTTAGACGAGCTTTCGGCGCTAAAAGAGGAACTTCCTAACTCAAAATGGATGGCTCAGTACCAACAAGAGCCTACATCAGAGACTTCTGCCATAGTTAAGCGTGAATGGTGGAACGAGTGGCCGGATGACAACCCCCCAGCGGTAGATTTTATCGTGCAAGCGTGGGATACGGCGTTTGAAAAGACAAATCGGTCGGACTATTCGGCCTGTACGACGTGGGGAGTGTTCTACCATCCCGATGCTAACGGAGATGAACGACCCAACCTTATACTTTTGAACGCCTTTAGAGATAGAATGGAGTTCCCTACCCTTAAGCGCGTAGCAGTAGAGCAGTACGATGACTGGGAACCGGACTCTCTGATTATCGAGAAGAAGGCTTCAGGTTCTCCGCTCATTTACGAAATGAGGGCGATGGGTATACCGGTGCAGGAGTTTACTCCAACCAAAGGCAACGACAAGATCACGAGGCTGAACGCAGTTTCTGACTTGTTTGCTTCAGGTATTGTGTGGGCACCAAACAGATCGTGGGCAGAAGCAGTGATTGACGAAGTCGCTAGCTTCCCCGCCGGAGAGCATGACGACTATGTGGACTCTGTTTCTCTGGCACTTATGCGTTTCAGAAAAAGCGGCTTCATCAGATTACCTAGCGATGAAGAAGATGAAATGGACATGTATAGGCGACGTAGAACGGCGTACTACTGAGGGCTGAATAATGGCTATTGAACGAAGTGTGTACCAAGCCCCTACTGGCTTGGAGTCAGAAGAAGAAATAGAAGTAAATATTGTTAACCCAGATATAGTAACGCTGGATGATGGCGACGTTGAAATCGTTCTTGCCCCAGAAGAGGGCATGGAAGAGACAATGGGCGCGCCGTTCGGTGCTAATTTGGCAGAGTATCTTGAAGAAGGACAGTTGACAGAGATTGCATCTGAGCTTATAGGTTACTTTGAGGCCGACACATCTAGCAGAAAAGAATGGGCAGATACCTTTGTTAAAGGGCTAGATGTGCTCGGCTTCAACTACGAGGAGCGTGTCGAACCGTGGGAAAATTCTTGTGGCGTTTATTCTAACGTCCTAGCTGAAGCCGCTATTCGTTTCCAAGCAGAAGCGATGAGTGAGACTTTCCCAGCAGCAGGGCCAGTAAAAACAAAGATACTTGGCGCTGTTACAAAAGACAAAGAAGATGCAGCTTTGCGTGTTAAAGCTGACATGAACTACGAACTGACCGAGGTTATGGTCGAGTACAGACCGGAGCATGAACGTATGCTCTACTCTCTTGGCTTGGCTGGTTCAGCTTTCAAAAAAGTTTACTTTGATCCAAACATAGAGCGCCAAGTTGCTCTTTATATACCAGCGGAAGATGTTGTTGTACCTTACGGCGCGTCTAATATTGAAAGCGCCGAGCGTGTTACGCATGTTATGCGTAAGACAAAGAATGATCTGAAAAAGCTACAAGCTGCTGGGTTCTATCGAGACATAGAATTATCAGACCCTGTTTCATTCCACACAGATATTGAAGAGAAGAAAGCAGAGGAAGGAGGCTACTCTCTTACCTCTGATGATCGCTATACCGTGCTGGAAATCCATGCGGATTTAATTATTGACGGTGTAGATGACGAAGAAGGTTTACAGATAGCGAAACCGTATGTTGTAACTATAGAACGTGGCACAGGCGAAGTTTTAGCTATACGTCGTAACTGGAACCCAGATGATTCGTTGATGCTCAAGCGTCAACACTTTGTACATTATGTATATGTGCCGGGTTTTGGTTTTTATGGGCTTGGATTAATCCACATTATCGGTGGATACGCTAAAGCAGGTACTTCCCTGATTCGTCAGCTTGTTGATGCTGGCACTCTCAGTAATTTACCGGGTGGTTTAAAAGCGCGTGGCCTACGCGTGAAGGGTGATGATACTCCGATAGGGCCGGGCGAGTTCCGTGACGTGGATGTGCCGAGTGGTTCCATTCGAGACAACATCATGCCCATGCCATACAAAGAACCTAGCCAGACCCTGCTGGCGTTGTTGCAGCGTATAACGGAGGAAGGTCGTCGTTTGGGAGCAATCTCAGACATGAACATTTCTGACATGAGCGCCAACGCGCCTGTCGGAACAACCCTTGCTCTGTTGGAGCGCACTCTCAAGCCAATGGCTGCTGTACAGTCTCGCGTTCATTACGCCATGAAGCAGGAGTTCAAACTCTTGCGGGCGATAATCGCAGAGTACGCTCCTGTTGAATATACATACGTACCTGATCGTGGTGAGCCTCGTGCTCGTCAAGCAGATTACGCAATGGTAGATGTCATCCCTGTTAGTGATCCTAACAACAGCACGATGGCTCAACGCGTTGTGCAATACCAAGCTGTATTACAGATGGCACAATCTGCACCTCAGATATATGACCTGCCCCAGTTACACCGGCAGATGATTGAGGTTCTGGGTGTTAAAAACGCAGACAAGCTTGTACCTACGACAGAAGACATTAAACCTGCTGACCCCGTTAGTGAAAATATGTCTGTACTTGTTGGTAAACCGGTCAAGGCTTTCATCTACCAAGACCACGACGCGCATATCGCTACTCATCAAGCTTTCCTGCAAGACCCGCAGATTGCGGCGTTTATCGGACAGAACCCTGCTGCACAGCAGGTGGTGGCTGCGCTTCAGGCACATATAGCTGAGCATATTGGTTTCAGCTACTACAAACAGATGGAAGAAAAGCTTGGAACACCACTCCCAGAGCCGGACAAAGAGATACCGGAAGAAGCAGAATTTCAGTTGTCTCAGCTTTTATCCGAAGCGGGCAAACAGCTTACGCAGCAGAAACAAGCTGCTGCCGCACAACAAGCTGCTCAGCAAAAGATGCAAGACCCGATTGTCCAGATGCAACAGCAAGAATTGCAGCTTAAGGCCGCTGAACAGCAGCGTAAGATGCAGAAAGATCAGACAGATGCAGCGCTTGAAGCCGCTAAACTGGATCTGGATAAGCAAAAATCAGAACGTACAGCCGCTATTGAGGCGACAAGAGTCGCCGCTCAAACAGAACAAGCTAACGCAAGACAGGACTTGGACGAAGCCAAAGCGATACTTGACCTTGCGAAAGCTGATCAAATGCCCCCAAGGAGGCAATAATTTATGGCAAAAACCGTCTTTGACGTGCTCGATGAAAAACTTGCTGAATTACAGCAAAGCCAAGAAGAATTTCTTATTGAGGCAGGAGCTAACACCTTCGCTCAATACAGGGAATCGTGCGGGGTGATCCGAGGTCTAGCCGCCGCTCGCAGAGAAATAGCTGACCTTTCGCGTAACTATATGGAAGATGACGATGACTGAAGCGATGATAAGTATTACCCCTGACGGGGTACAAGCTGAAACCGCGCTAGAAAAACAGAGAAGAGAGAAGATAGCTGAGCAGGAACGTGAATTAGCGGAGTTGGAGCAGAAAATCCCAAAACCTGCTGGATATCATGTGCTTATTGCTTTGCCAAATGCGGAAGAAACTTTTGGGCATAGCGAAATTCTTAAGTCAAATCAAACACTTAGAGACGAGTACATTCTTTCTATTATTGGTTTAGTCATAGATATGGGCGATCAGTCTTATATGGACAAAGAAAGGTTCCCTACCGGCCCGTGGTGCAAGCAAGGTGACTATGTGATGTTTCGAGCAAACACAGGCACCCGATTTAAGATAGGTAGCCAAGAGTACAGACTAATGAACGATGACTCTATCCAAGCAGTCGTCCCCGATCCGAGCGGTATAACTCGCGCATAGGAGATAAATCATGGCGATGCAACAAGTTGAGTACGAATTTCCTGATCCAGCTAAGGAAGAAACAAAAAACCTGAAAGAAGTTGAAATTCCTGCGGAAGAAACTGTGGATAACACCATCGAGGTGGAAGGTGCTGTTGGCCGCGAGGAAATGCAAAAACCCCAGAAAAAACAACAAGATAGCAAAGTTATAGAAGCTGGGGAGGTTGAAATTGAGGTAGAGAACGATGTTCCTCCTGAAGATAGGGGTAGAGAAGTATCTGAACCCCCCGAAGATGTGACCGATGAAGAGCTAGAAAACTACTCGGAAAAGGTTAAAAACCGCATAAAACATTTCAGCAAAGGCTACCATGATGAGCGTAGAGCCAAAGAAGCGGCGCTGCGTGAGCGTGAAGCCCTAGAAACCTATGCAAAACAACTAGTTACAGAAAACAAAAAGCTTCAAGGCTCCGTAGATAAAGGGCATAACGCTCTTATTGAGTCAGCTAGAAAGCAGGTAGAGGCTGAATTAGGCAATGCAAAGCGTTTGTACAAAGAGGCGTACGAATCAGGGCAGCCAGATAGCATACTGGAAGCTCAAACTCTGCTGAATGCGGCACAAATTCGTATGGAAAAGGTCAATGGCCTTAAACCTAAAGAAGCAGATTCGCCAGAAACCCCTTTACAAACAAATACTAATCAAGTACAACAGCAGCCAATGGCAGCTCAACCCCAAGAAGTACAGCGGGATGAGAAAGCTGAAGCATGGCGCGACGACAACCCGTGGTTCGGCAGCGACGACGAAATGACTGCTTTTGCGTTGGGCTTGCACAATAAGCTAGTTAAGGACGGGGTTGATCCTCGTTCAGACGATTACTACGAGAAGATTAATTCTCGCATGCGAAGTGTCTTCCCAGAACAGTTTGATGATGGGATAGAAGATGAGCCAACGGAGGCTCCGAAGGAAAAACCTAGCAATGTGGTTGCACCCGCTACGCGGAGCACATCGCCTAATAAAATTAGGCTTAAGCAATCAGAAATTGCTATTGCGAACAAACTCGGAGTACCACTGGATCAATACGCCTTACAGGTTGCTAAATTGAAGAGGACTAGCTAATGAGCGAAAAAAGATTAGATAGAAGTTTGGAGACGCGAGAAAAACGGACACGCACGAAAGCGTGGGAACGTCCGGAAGTCCTCCCTAGCCCTACTCCCGAGGAGGGTTATGCCTATCGCTGGATTCGCATTAGTACGCAGGGTCAAGCTGACCCTACAAATGTTTCCTCAAAACTGCGTGAAGGTTGGGAACCCGTGCTGGCTTCTGACCACCCAGAGATTTTCTTGACTGGCGTTGAAAACGAACGCTTTAAAGATAATGTAGTAATAGGTGGTCTATTGTTATGCAAGGCACCGCAGGAAATGGTAGATGAACGAAATGAATACTACCAACAGCAGGCCAAAGGCCAGATGACTTCTGTGGATAACAACCTGATGCGCGAAAACGATCCGAGGATGCCTCTGTTTAATGACAGAAAGTCCACGGTTACTTTTGGTAAAGGTTAATTTTAGGAGCTAACAATGGCTTATCCGACTGTATCTGGCCCTTATGGGCTTGTACCGGTTAAGATGGTTAGCGGCACTCCTTATGCTGGCGTTACTCGTTTGTACTCTATTGCAAGCGGCTATGCGTCTAACATTTTTAAAGGCGATGCTGTTAAGCTCGTAACCGGCGGCACCGTTGAAGTTGATACTGCTGATGCAGCAATGACTCCAATTGGTGTCTTCATGGGTTGTTCTTATTCTGATCCTGTAACTGGGCAATTGCTGTTCAGCAACTACTGGCCTTCTGGCACAGTAGCGTCTGACGCTGTAGCCTATGTTGTTGATGCAACAGACGTTCTATTTAAAGCTGCGGTATTATCTAGCGGCACTACTATAGGCGACCTTGCATTGACTGATCTGGGCGCTAATGTCGCTGGCGTAAGT